AAGTTGTAATTAATGTAACCTAATCCGATAAGGATAAATATAAACTTGGGGTGGGCATAAACACCCGCCCCTTTTTTTTAACCAAGATAATAGAAAAGATATGCCAAGTTGTGGAACTTTAGTCGGAAGATACGAACCTTGTAAACAATATGTCGGTGGTATCAAAGGTGCGTTTTTTATCCCCTTTGAATTTGCAAATACCATCGTAACTGACGGAGCGGGTTTGATTACGCAAATTAATAATGGTGCAGCGACACCAGCAAAAGTAACGGGTTACTTTTGGGAATTGAAAGGATTGTCTACATTGGAAACAACCATCACCGCATCACGCGACAATGGTACAACCATGTATGAGAGTATTTTCACCCTATCATTCAAGCCAAGCGGTGTAACACCCGTTGCAGGAGATTTGGACATGGATTCAATCCAAACCTTGTCAAAAGGTAGATGGCAAATCATCATTTGGGACAGAAACGACCAATTTTGGTTGATAGGTCAAACCTTGGGTTGTGATGCCAATGGCGGATCATCTTCATGGGGTGTACAAATGGGTGATGCCCGTTTGAATACAATCACTTTTTCAAGCCAAGAAAAAACACCACCATCACCAATCGATGCGGACAATTATGCTGAATTGGGAACAAGTGTAATTGCAATTTCAACCGCACCTTAATTTTAATTATATTTCTATGTTTAAGCCCTCACCATTCGGTGGGGGTTTTTCATTTATAACAAAAAATGTATTTCGCGTTTTATAACTATGCACATCAATAACGCATCCACCAATATCAATTTCACATCCTTTGTGGAATTTACGGGTGTATCAACGATTGAGGTGTGGCACAAGCCCACTAAAACAATGGTAACGGCCACAAGTACCCCAAGCAAGTTGTATTCGTTCTACACGATGAATTTGCCATCCTTAACCGCCATCAATGCGGTTGCACAAAACACCGATGAGATATTAATTCGTGTATTCAATGCAAATAATTTGGTGTGGGAGTATTTGGGGTATTGGATTGTGGGAACAACCAACATTAATAACACTTGGAAACAATGGGATACAACGGCCCCCGTTTCACCTAATTGGATAACACTATGAGTTTAGAATTTATACAACTACAATCATACACCGCACCTTCAATCATTGAACAAAAAAACAAGGATTGGGTGCAATATGGCGATGATAACAATTATTATCAGTATTTGATTGATTTGTATCATGGTTCACCAACCAACAATGCGTGTATCAAGGGTATTGCAGACCAAATTTATGGCAAGGGATTAGAGGTGACAACAACATCGCGCGACTTACCAGGATACATTGAGTTCAAAAGAATGTTTAGTGGGGATGATTTACGGGCGGTAATTATGGATTTGAAGATGTTGGGCCAAGCATCATTCCAACTTATCAAATCAAAGGACAAGAAAAAGTATATTCAAGCCAAGCACTTTCCACAACAAACACTTCGCCCCGCCAAGTGCAACGACAAAGGCGAGATTGAAAAGTATTATTATTATCCCGATTGGGCCAATATCAAGCGTGGAACACAACCCACGGAGATACGGGCATGGGGTTACGACCAATCTTCAAACGAATGTATACTAACCATCAAACCATATTCAACGGGTTCGTTTTACTTCGCACCCGTGGACTACCAAGGCGGTACGCAATATGCAAACTTGGAAGCGGAGATATCCAATTTCCACATCAACAACATCATGAATGGTCTTGCACCTTCTATGTTGATAAACTTCAACAATGGGCAACCACCCGCCGAGGTTAAAGATACAGTTGAAGCCCAAATCAAATCAAAGTTTGGTGGATCGTCCAATGCGGGTCGTTTTATTATTAGTTGGAACGATGGCAAGGATTCAAGTGCGGACATTACCCCCGTGCAATTGAGTGATGCTCACAATCAATATCAATTCCTTAGTTCGGAATCAATGCAAAAGGTTATGATATCGCATCGCGTGGTATCACCTTTGTTGTTGGGTATTAAGGACGGAACGGGATTTGGTAATAACGCGGATGAATTGAAGTCGGCATCTATATTGTTTGACAATGTTGTTATTAGGCCTTTCCAAAGATTGGTTATTGATGCGGTTACCAAGGTATTAAACCACAATGGGTATAACCTAAATATGTATTTTAAGACCTTACAACCACTTGAATTTACGGATTTAACGGGCAATGTAATTGATGATGAAACACGCGAGGAAGAAACGGGCGTATCGTTATCATTAAAAAAAAAGATTGATTTAGCGGACATGACCATCGCGGATGAGGATTCGTGGTTGGAACATTTGAAATCCCGTGGGGAAATAATTAACGAAGATGTGTGGGAACTCATTGATGTTACAGAAGTTACGGATGCGGATGAGGAACTAAGATTTAACATGGCGTATGAAAACCCCAATAAAAAAAGTGGTGATGATAAAGGGGTGTACAAAATCCGTTATCGCTACGGCCCTAATTTCCTATCCGACAATTCAAGGCAGTTTTGCACTGCAATGGTTCAAGATTCCAAAGACGGAGTAATTTATCGCCGTGAGGATATTTTGACAATGGGGGATGCGGGTGTAAACGGACAATTTGCACCAAGCGGACAAAGTTCATATTCCATTTGGAAATACAAGGGCGGTGTTAATTGCCACCACAGATGGGAACGATTGACATTCAGACGGAAGCAAATCAAAGGTAAATTTTTACCCAAGCAACCAGGCGAAACGGGTGACAATAGAGATTTAGAAAATTACAACGAAGTATCAAATAAGAGTGCCAACGCTGCGGGAGTTCCATTTTCACCAAGTGGATGGGAAACGGCATCAACACGCCCAATTGATATGCCAAACAAAGGTTCATTAAAAAACAAATAAGATGTACGCAAACGATGATGTATTATTAATCACGAAGGAAGACCTATTCAAATACACCCAATTGAGTGGGAATTTTGATGTGGACAAAATAACCCCATTTATCAAGATAGCCCAGGACATTCAAGTTCAAGAATTGTGCGGTACTGTCTTGTATCGTAGGTTATTGGATGATGTAAAGGCAAACACCTTGGCGGGGTATTACCTTTTGTTGGTGTCACACTATTTGCAACCTTTGTTGATCCATTACGCGATGAGTGATTTGTTGTTATTCCACGGGTATGAGGTGACCAATGGTGGTATCGTGCGTAATTCACCCGAGAATACACAGTTACCAAGCAAGGAAGAATTGGACACGATTGTTCAAAGACAAAGAAACATTGCCGAAACTTACAGAAGGCGTTGCGTGGATTACCTTTCGTTTTTCCCACAACGATACCCAGAGTATACCGCCAACCAACAAGCGGGAGAATACCCAAATACAAACCCATCGAATTTCGTTACATGGAATTTGTAAAAAAGACATATAAACCAAAGGAGGAAAAGGTCAAGAAATTGACCACCTACATAACGCAATTGAAAATCGTTAATGCGGTCAAATGTGATTTGTTTACAAAAACAACCAAGATAATCGCCATTATGATATTCTTCACGGGGTGTTCCGCCGAATGGCACTTAAAAAAAGCCATCCAAAAGAACCCCGCTATGGCACAAACAAGCACCCACACCATTGATACGCTATTTGTACGCGATTCTGTGAGCATTACAGACACTTTTACTACGCAAAAGGTCGATACCATCACTTTGGAAAAAGACGGCGTTAAAACGATTGTTTATCGCAATCACGATGTAATAAGAATTAAGACAGTGGTCAAGGCAGACACGATTAGATTCACCAAGACCATCCAATTACCCCCACGGATTGAATACAAGGAACGGATAAAGGTTCCCCAGGTGGTGGGTGTTGGATTGGGCATATTATTATTTGGATTATTATTATTTTTATTAGCACGAAGATGAGCAATTGGCAACAAAATTACAACAACACCACCGCCCCATCACAAGGGTGGAAGACCCCATCACGGAGTTCACCACAAGGAGGCGGAACACGGGCGTGTTTCTGCAAAGAAAAATTAACCTATTCCAAAAAGTGTTGTGACGGATCGTTATGGGCGCAAGGAATTGGTAACATCACACGAAACCCCTAACAAGTAACAATTTAATCGTTTTATAGATATGAGTATCGCAGGATCAGCATTCACCGCAGGGTACACAGGAAGTGTAGCCGTTGCCAATACATCAGCCAAAACGGGTCGTTTCCGTGGATTTTTTGTTAATTCAAATGCCGTTGTTTCGGCTTGTTTGGATAAGGACGGAAATTCATTGATGACCATCATGGGATTGACGGGTACAACTTTGTTACCAGGCCCATTCCATTGTGTTGCTGATGGCAACTACATTTCATCAATCACCTTGACATCGGGTTCAATCGTACTTTACAACGAATAATGTTTGTTGGGTTAGCCATTGGAGTAACTCCGTTCACCCAAGCGGGTGGGGCAGTATTGGCGTTGGAATATACCAATAGGGTAACTGCGGATGGTGGTTATTACGAAGGTGTGGACTGCATGATTTTCAAATTGGATAATTTAGATTCACAAGAATGAGTACACTTTTAGAACAAGCGAGTTTGGTAATGATACCAAGCGGATATAAAGAGGACATCGTATATTCTCAAATTCCCACAAGTGGCGCGGGTGATTTATCATTCACCCGAGCATCCAACGGAACCCGAATAAATAGTGCGGGGTTGGTGGAGGTTGTGCCGTGGAATTTGTTATTAGATACCGACACATTTAGCAGTTGGAGTTTGGAAGGTGGAACTTTGACAAGCGGATTTACTGACCCAAACGGAGGTTCAACGGCTTACAAATATGTTCAAGTTCCAGGAGGGGGATTATATAGTGGAAATATTGGCGTAACTGCGGATGTAAAATTTGCACAAATTTGGATTAAAAGCGTTTCGGGTAGTTCATTAACTTGCAACATTAGTGACGGAGCGGCGTTTTTTGGAACATTCAATGTTACGGGAACTTGGCAATTATTTACTGCTCCTTATACTGCAAATACTCGTATTGGTTTATACCTTTATGCAATTTCAAACGCATCGGGAATTTATGTTTGGCATCCACAAATAAACATCGGCTCAACCGCCAAACCCTATTTCCCCACTACTGACCGCTTAAATGTTCCACGCCTAACTTATCAAAATGGCGGGGGCGGGTGTCCGAGTTTGTTGTTGGAGAAGCAGAGTACGAATTATTTTCCATATAGTCAAAACATATCGCTATGGTTTGAGCCAGATGATGGAGTAACACTAACTTCAAATACTACGGACACAGTAAGCCCCGACGGAACTTACAACGCGTCAAAAATTGCTATTGTTGGAGGAAATCAACGAAGTTATCAAATTACAAATAGCGTTTCAGGTGTTGGCACTTTTAGTGCTTATGTCAAAGCGGGAACTTCAAACACAATAGTTTTGTATACAAGTTCTGCAAGTTTGTTAATCGGGTATAATTTGTCAACATTGGCAGTCACTCAAACAACGGGAACGGGAACAATTACAAGTGTAGGCAATGGGTGGTATAGAATTACTGCGACTAATACGCTTGGGGCTTCCGAAGTTTTACAAGTTTTATATACTGGTACTGCGGGACAAACAATTTACATTTGGGGATTTCAAGTCGAGGCGTCAAGTTATGTTACTTCGTATATTTTTACTAATGGAGCAAGTGCCACAAGGGTGGCGGATGCTTGTTTTAAGACGGGGATAAGTAGTTTGATTGGGCAGACAAGCGGAACAATATTTGTAGATTTTGTTTGGGAAGGTTTAGGAACTGCAAATGTAGACAACCCTATTTTTTCAATAGGTGAGCAATCGTATGGAACAAGCAATATCGCAATTTCAAATTACAATAGTTCTTTGTATGGCAGAGTGACAAATGGAACAAGTGTTGAAGCGGGAGTTGCATTTGGTGCTATGACAATTGGAACGCGTTATAAATGTGCTATTGGTTATGCGAGTAATGATTTTGTTTTTTATGTAAATGGTGCAAATTACGGCAATGATACAAGCGTTTCAATCCCCGCTTTAAGCGATGCATATTTTCAAAATGCTTACCCAAATAGCAAAGAAGTAAACCAAGCCATCCTATTCAAAACCCGCCTAACAAACGCTGAACTTGCATCACTAACCACAATATGAAAAGTTTCAATAAATTCGAGTTCACCCCTACACAATGGGCAACCCTTCGCAAGTTAATAGAGCAAACTACAACCACACCCGACGGAGAGCAAACTACTTGGAAAGATTGTGCAGTTGTTGAGATAGGATTTATTGTAATTACCCCCGCCGTCCTCGATGGAATGGAGGTAGTAACACCCGCAGTTTTATCCGACAAGTGGGCGGTTGATATTCTATTCTATGCAGAAGTACCAAAAGAGTTTGAGCCGTATGCGGTTTATCCAAAACCTTGTGGGGTGCATACATTTTCAGGGGATGAAAGTTTGTATCTCAAGACCTTTTGTGCCAAGTTTCCCGATTCACCATATTGCATCGTACCAGAACCATTAACTACTATTGAATAATGACCGCCCCAAAAGTAAAACCCAATGCGTTGCCCGTTTCGTTTGAGCAATTTAAGAAGAATCCAATTGCTGCCGTTTCTTTTTGTATGTTGTTGGCTGTGTCTTATTTGTATATGGACTTGCGTTCGGGCTATAAAGAACAGATTGAAAAAGCCAATTTTAAGATTGAAGCATTGGATGTAAAGATTGATAAATTGACCTACGCATTGAAACGATCCGATTCGTGCTTGGCATCGGCGATGACTGAAATAAGAATAATGCAAACAATGAAAAAACTATGAGAACGGCATTATTAGTTTTTACCGCCCTATTTATGACGGGTTATGTGTTCACAATTGCAAACGCAAAACAAACCCCTACAATTGACGAAATAGATGCGTTGCTTAGCAAGGTATCAAAAAATGTAGAAAGTGCGGGAGAAGTCACCAAAATGGCTCAAACGATGAATGCAAAGATGGTTGAATCCAAGGTTGCGGAAAAGGAAGCGTTAAAAGAGGATGTAAAGAAGGCGGAAGCCCAGGTGGAAGCATTGGGCAAAAAGATTGAAGTATACGCGGTTAAAATGATTGGAAGTGGTATTGACACGGCAACCGAGGAAATCAAGTATAGTGGACCCGTGTACGATGCTTGGTTGAACTATGTTGAAGAAGGTGGCAAAGAGGATTTTCAATACTTCCGTTTATACATTTACAAATAATGGCAAAGGCAACCAACACATCGACATTCCGTGCAAAGCCCAAAAACAAATTGGGCAGACATACAAAGCACATAAACAAACACAAATCAAAAAAAGCCAGTAGAGGCCAAGGATAATGGATAAGTTGAAAGCAAATATAACAGGCATTGTTGCCATTCTAATTTTGGCATTGAGTTACGCCATATTATTTTCAATTATCTTTTGGGATTTCCCATCGGATCAAAAGGACATTTATTTTACCATAGCGGGTGGGGTTACTTCCATCATTACCATGGTAGTATCGTTTTATTTCGGAGCAAGTAAAAAACAAGATGAAAACTAAACAAGTACATTTTAGGTCGTATAACTACGAAAAGATTGAAAAGAAGCAAATCTATTTACACCACACGGCGGGTGGACCAAGTGGCGAACAAGTGTTTCAGTATTGGGAATCACAAGCCAATAAGGTTGCAACTTGCGTGGCCATCAGCAATGACGGAACCATCGTGCAAGGATTCGGAAGTGAGTGTTGGGCGTATCATTTGGGATTGGGTACAAAGCACTTCATGGGCCAGGGGTTACCATTCCTTCCGTTGGATCGTTCATCAATTGGAATCGAAATATGTAATTATGGCCCCGTTACCAAAAAGGGAACCAAGTACATCAATTATGTTGGTGGCGAGGTTACGGATGTAATTGAGTTGGATAAACCATACAAGGGATACAAGTATTGGCAGAACTACACAGATGCACAAATAGAATCTGTCAAGGAGTTGTTATTGCATTGGTCAACCAAGTATGGCATTGATTTGACATACAACGAGGATATTTGGGATGTAAACAAACGGGCATTAAAAGGCGAGGAAGGTGTATTTACACACAATTCGGTTAGACCAGACAAGGCGGATGTGTACCCACACCCTAAGTTGATTGCAATGTTGAAGTCACTCACAAAAAAATAAGGCCATTCACAAAGAAAGTGGGTTAATTCTCACTTTTTTTTAATCTTTTTATATTTGTAATTTGGAATTTACAATGTAATGGATGTATATTCGTGTTATGAATATGACAAACGAACACAAATTTACTCGACTTAATGGCATCACGGGATTTGGAATGGCCGAATACAAGTTTGAAATTATGGTTGGTGACAAAAGATTTGTTATCACCAAACTAATTGAAGGCGAGTGCAAGGGATTGTGGCAGTTATACGATGCCACAAGTGGATATTGCGATGAATGTATTTGTATTGATTGCCAGTTGAGATTTATCAAAGACGAAATTCGTCATGGCATTATTGAAGATTACATTCAAAACAAATACAACTAATAATATGGATATGACAATCAACATTTACGAGTGTGTTTATCGCACAGAAAACGGCAAGGAACTTTACACCAAAACTTGGTATGCACCGACATGGGAACACGCTTATCGCATGGCGGAAATTTATCGCACAGTCACTTTACACGATGCGTTTGATTTTATTTTACAACGCATTTAATTTGGAATCTAAAATTATTTAACCTATTTTTGAAAAGACAAATAACATG